TATCTGGGTCGTTCAGCATGGGCTCCAGGCCGCGGGATAGTTCTGCAACTGCGGTCGCCATAGCTGCCGGGTCGCCCGTTAGCTGTTTGTGTTTTGCGGCGGCCATGACCGCGACCAGGCCAGTGTGCACGTCGCCCGGGCCTTCCCACATTTGCGCCCCCGGAATCAGCGCCTTATAAGCTTCAGAAATTCGACGGTGTGTCTCAGCCAGGGCGGAGTATTCGGTCACAGATTCGGGTGCTGCCCCGATAGCGGTCTGCCATCCGGCCACAATCGACCCCAGGCTGTGAATCACGCCGGGCGAGGCGAGTACTGCGGCCGCGTCTTCCATACCGGCAGCGAACCCCGCCAGGTTCTCGGGCTTGTCCAGCCAGGCCTCCAGTTCGTCCCCATCCAGGCCACGCATGATAGAGAAAACCCCACCGCCTGACGCCGCACCTGCGGTTTTGCATTGTTTCAGCCCGACCAGGGTTTTTAGCGGGTCTTCGCCCATGTGTGGGGCGATAAGATTTTTCAGCTTCAATGCTGCTTGGAATGTGTCATGCTCGGTGTCTCGGGCTTGCGCCAAAGCGACGCCTAGTTTTACCAGGTCAGCTAGAGGTGTGCTGTCGTTGGCTGCCTGAATGTCGGCGGCCAGGTTTGAGGGTAGTGTTTCCATCGTTTCGTACCTTTCGTTCAAATCTTTTTAGAGTCCGGCCATTGCGAGGAGTTCTACGTCGGCGAGCTGTTCATGCACCATGCGCCGCACTATTTCCTCAGAAACTCCTTCAGGGGTGGGTGCGGTGAATCCGAGCCGGTATGTGCCTGGCCCGGCCTCGTCCAGGGTTACTCCCCATGCGTCGCCGGGCTTGATGCCCGCTGCATTGATTACAGGTGGTGGGCCTACTTCCCCTTGTGCGCCGCGCACCATGCCCGCGTCCACCTCGGGGCTGGCGTCATCCAGCCGGTAATACAAGTGGTAGTCATTCTCTCCTACCCGGATAGCTGCTAGGCCTGTTCCTTTGTCGCCTTTGGGGAGGGTCACCCACTCGTACCATTCGTCTGTGCCTTTAGGTTTGATGCGTAGCCGGGAGTTTTCCGCGTCTACTTCCACGTCCCATAGGCCTGTGTCTAGGTCGCTGCTGATTTTTGCTGCCCACCGTGCGGTTTCTCCTGCGTGGGTCTCGGCGGTTTTGGCTGACGCGGCTGAGGCGGTGGCCTGCTGTTCAGCTGTAGCTGCTGATGTGGCTGAGGCCGTGGCTTGCTCCGTGGCTGTAGCCGCTGATGTGGCCGAGGCCGTGGCCTGCTGCTCAGCCGTCGCTGCTGATTGTGCTGAGGCGGTGGCTTGCGCGGTGGCTTCCGCGAGGGAGGCTTTCGCGGCGGCTAGGTCAGTCGCCGCCGCCCCCGCCTGGACGGTGGCTTCAGCCGCTGATGTGGCCGACGCGGTAGCCTGCCGCTCAGCTGTAGCCGCTGCTGCTGCGGATTCTGCGGCTTGCCGCGCTGCTCCCGCTGCCGCCGTGGCGGATGCCGCCACCTGCTCCTGCGCGGTCTTTACTGACGCGGCGGACGCGGTGGCCTGAGCGGTGGCCTCACCGGCTGAGGCCTGCGCGGCCTCTGCCGCGCGCTTCGCGTCTTCAACCGTTGCTTTCGCGGCTTCGACATACCCCGCGACCTCCACGGCCTTAGCCTCGATACGCCGCGCCGACTCCCAAACCCCCTCAGCCAGCGCCCGCGCCGACTCCACCGACAAGAGCTCCCCGCCCGTCTGGGAGGGCACGTCAGCTAGATTAGTGAGGTCTAACACCCAGTGGTTGCGCGCCCCGTCAGGGCCTATCGGCTTCGGTTCAGGCACCGTGAAAACGAAAGGCGCAAGCTTGGGACGCACCAAGTCATCCACCTCGTCAAACTCGATACTAACCCGGTATCCCCACCCGGACGGGTTAAGCTGTGGGTCAGCCGGGTTCAGGATGCGCGCCCCTGCTACCCCGTCGACCACGTACACCTGCCCCGCCCGGTTCAGGTCTAGCGCGATTTTCACCAGCGGTAGAGTAACCGGGTCTTCATTCACTGTGCCCATGAAGCGAGTCTCGGTTATCGTCGGGGTGAGGATAACCCGGCCCGCCGCCTCCAAAAGGTTAGGCTCCTCGCCCCCGTCCGCCGTGTCCGCAACGGGTAGGCCTATCTGCCCGGTAAGCGTGAAATAGTCCAAGGCCGCCGGGATGCTGCGCCCTGTCGCGTCTTTCCAATCCAAGATAGCCACCCGCTACCCCCCTCCTTTTTTCTTCTTCGCGCCTGTGTCTAGTCTGTGAGGCCGAAACCCTCAGCCCCGCCCTCGCCGGGCCGATGCCCTACACCCTGCAACCGGCCAGACAGGCCGGTGGGCTTCCAGATGCCGTAATGCATGGCAACGGCAGTGACGAAAACCGGGAGCGCGGAGATGAGGCCTTGCCCCAGGTCGTAGGCCGCGCCTGCGTCCCACGCGGAGACCGCCTCAGTCAGCAGCGCCGACACCACAGACAGGCCCGCGAGCAAGACAGCCTTAGTCCCGCCGGAAGTCACCCTAGAAGTGACTAGCCCTACTAGCAGGGGTAGTACCGTTGCGAGGATGAAACCCCCTACTTGCACGGCAGAAAGAGTAAACGTAACCATGACTCGGCCTTTCTTCTTATTGCTTGATTCCTAGTTTCCCGGCTACCCCTGCCAGGAGCGATGACGCTTTCAAAGCCGGGGCCATCCCCTTATAGCCCGTAAGCATGTCTTTGATGTCTTTGATGCGGCTCTGCGCCGCCGCTGCGGGTTTCGCGATGGCTTCCTGTGTGGCCCTCACCAGGTTAAATTCGTTTCCTGAGAGATTCAGGCGTTCCAGGCCGAGCTTCTGGAAGGCCTGCACCGTTTCCCAGTCCGTAATCTGGTGTGGTGCCAGGCCGTCTTGTAGAACCCACCAGTGGGAGTTATCAACGCAAATTAGATACATGTTTTCCTCTTTTCTTGGTTGCTGCTGGCCGGGCACCCCGCCCGCCAGAATACTGTTGATGTCGCTTACTAGTTTTTGCCACGGGAAGTTAGGGCCGGGGTCCCAGTGGTCGGACTGGCGGTAAACCTGTGAGGCTTGTACGTGCCCGATAATCCCGTGCCCACCGCCCGCTAACTGCCAGTCTGTTAGGTGTGTTGCGGGGATGCCGTGCCGCTTGCAAATATCCGCGCACAGCCGCGCTAGGTTCTCTAGCATCGCGGTGGAGTATTCGTCCTCCCACTCGGTGGGGGATTGCGCCGCGTAGCCCGCGCATTCGATCTGGATAAAGTCATGATTCACTCCGGGCGCGGCATACGCCACTGTCTCCTCGGGGACGCACTGGATAATTTCTCGCGCGTCCACGCAGTAATGCGTTGAGGCGGGCGTGGTAATGCGCTGGAAATACTGGGCGACAGCTCGTGCTGTCGAGTAAGATTCCGGGGTCTCCATCGTGTGGATACAGATACCTCGGATATAGGCGCGGCGTTCCCCTGACCAGCGCGCCGGGAACTCCCCCGCCACCAAGCTAGAATTAGCCATCAATTCTCCTTTCTCTTGTCTAGGTTCCGCAGCGCGGCCTCCGCCGTTTCTATCCGGCGGAACAGCTGTGTGTGTGTCTCGTGCGCGGAAACATCCACGTGCTGCACGCGCTCCGCTAGAATCGACACGTCCCGGCGAATCTCCGAGGACATGCGCACCAGATGTTCTAGCATGTTCTGTGATTCCGCCACGGCCTTCTCGACGGGGAGAATCCTATCCGTGGAATCTTTAATACTGCTGCCGTGGTTATTGTGGACTTGCGCCGAAATTGATTTGATGTCTTTATTCATTTTTCGCGCCTCGATAAGGTTTTTAATCGACACGCCCAGCGCGGAAATCAGGCCCGTTACCATCGTTCCAAAAGCAATTAACACTGTAGGCTCTAACCATTCCATACTTTTAGGCTTCTCCCCTTATCTCTTGGGTTTTCTTCTAGTGCGGATAAGCGCTTGTCCAGCTCGTCTATCCGCTTGGCTTGCTGTTTTGCTATCTGCCATAGCGCGACTGTGACGCGCGAATACTCGACGCCGACCGGCTCTCCCGTTTCGGGGTTGTGCCCTACCAGGACGCCCAGGCCTGCCGCGTCTAGCTCTTCCGCGACCCACCCGGCCTGGCGTTCCGGTAGAGCTTGCAGGGGGCGTGACGGCCCGGCCTCCCCAAACTGGGCGCGCCACTCGTCCATCCCGGCTTTACTCCGATACGCCACCGGCTCCACATCTAACAGTGCGGTAAGGTCACGCACGGGCTCCGCGTATTCCTTTGATTCCCGCGTCGAGGTCTCTACGAGCTTTCCCGCGCGCACCCAGCCGCTCGTAGACACCTGCCCCGCTGTTAAAGCCCCGTCCACATCAAGCGCGCCATTAAACCGCGCCCCGCCCGGCTGGTAGATAAAACTATTCCAGCCCGAGATAGAATCCCCATTAGGAGTACCCAAGGTGAATTGTTCAGCCGAGAAGCGCTGCGCGTCACAGCGGGGAATCCACCCATTCCCATAAGAATTAATCTTCACCGAGCCAGTGCGAATCTCCGAACCATTAAGCTCTGACTGGCCATACTCGACAGGGTTATTGATAGTTCCCATACCGCGCAACGCTGAGGGGTCTATCTTGTAGCCCCCAACGTACAGCGTGGATACGTAGGCAATGCCCGTATCGAGGTTGTCCGCGCTGATTCGTCGGCCTTTAATCATGTCAGCCCACAGCTGGTTGAACACGGCCTTATTGCCGTTCAGGTTGTGTATGAAAGCTTTGACGAAGTCCGCCGACGCGCCGGACACCTGCCCGGCCGTCAACGTGAGTAGGTTCGCGATTCCTGCCGTGAGGCTTCCTACGTCTATTTGGTTGGCGGTTAGTGTTCCTGCTTCGATGTCTGGCCCGGACACGCCTCTTATCTGGGTTTCCCCTGCCGCAGCCCAGGCGGATGTGCGGCCTTGCGCGTCTACCAGCCGAACCCACACCCAGTAGGGCCTCCCCACGGTCAGGCCGGGAATCGCCACCACCGCAGGCGCAGAATACGCCTTGCCTTGCACCAGCGCGTCGCCGTCTGGCTGCGCGGGCGTCTCTGAGGCCGTGACTTGCAGCTGTGCTTTACCGCCAGGCGCGAAGGCCCCCGCTTCTGATGTCCCGTCCCATGTGACGTAGAGAATACCGAGTTTACTTGTCGCGGCCGCCCCGGTTGGCCTCGGTACCAGTGCTTCTCCGGTTTCGATGTTGACCGTGACCTGTCCAGACCACGGCCCGGCAGGCGAGTCGCTTTTAGCCGCGACTCTTGCCCGGGCCGTCAGCTCCCCGGTGGGGGGGCCGTCAAACACGCAGGCAGCCCCGGACTCCACTACCGCGGCGAGATACCAGGCGTCTGTGTCTCGCGCCCACACCTCAACCGGGGTAGGCGCGGGATTCCAGGATACCTCCACGCTTGACCGGGTGACACCTTGCGCGTCCGTGGTTTTCACTGCCGCGACCGTCAGGCCACGGATAGCCTCGGCCGGGCCGGTAGCCCCGCCAGGCGCGGGCGAAGGCCGCCCAGACTCCCCCCCAACCTGGCCGGATGAAAGGTCAGTAGTGCGCCGCGCGAGCTTCTCAGCGAGGGACTGCATCCGCGTACCCAGCACCTCGGCACCGGAAACGATACCATCCTTGCTCTGGCTGATTTGTGCTTCCACAATCCGCACCGCTTCGCTGTCGGTTTGCACCCAGTCGCCCACCTGGTAGTCTCCCCACAGGTAGGCTTGGCCGGGCACTCCTGCTGTCCATTCCCGCCGCGTCTCCGTCGCTGGTTTCGCGCCCGGCAACAGCAGCCGGTCTAAATACAGCTGGGCTGTCCCCGGCTGGGTGACGTTGCCTTGTTCGCTCCATCTTTCTACCCGGCCCAGCGCGTTAACCGCTGCGGGGTTCGACTGGGTGAAGAACAGGCCGTCTTTACCGCTGAAAGCCGCAGTAGTCGCTATGTCTTCTATGGACTCGGTGACGGGAATCGTCGTTGAGGCGTGTACCCGTAGCCTTGCCGTGGGCTGGTTTGGTTCCTGGCTGGCCAGCATCACGAGTTCTCGGCCTTCAAGCCACCAGTGCGCCGCGCCCTTGTCCGAATACCAAGAGAGCGTTTTCAGAAGGTCGTCTGACCGGTCAAGTGTACGGCGGGCATTACGCGGCCACGCGCGGCCTGCCGAATCCCGCTCGCCCGTAAATCTCCAAGACAGGCCGGGCGCCCACTCTATCCCGTTGTCTTTACGCGCTTTCGCTTCACTGAAAAGCCGAGACATCACCAGGCCGGGAGTTACCGAATCGAATTGCCGTTTCAGGTCCTTATCGCCTGGAGTGGCTTCCCATACCGTGGCCCACCGTAGAGACACCCCGATACTCATTAGGTCTAGTGTGACTACTTCCGGGCTGTGCTGGTTCACCGTGGATTTCAAGGCGAAAAACCGGCAGTTTCGCGGCTCTACCCATTCCCCCCCGATTTTCGCTTCGACCGCGACTTCGGCGGGGAGGCGGGTTAGCCAATCGGCGCGCGGCGCGCCGGTCGAGACCACAAGCTGTCCCGTCGATAGGTCGTTTAGGGGGAAAACCGCCTTGATTTCGGACACGGCCGGGACGACACCCAGGGCCGCGCCCCAGGGCTGGTAGGCGATGACGCGGAGCTTCTCTATCACAGGTAGGCCTTTCTCGCGCGTAGCCGGACCTCGCCCCCGTCAGGCAAAGACCCGCCATCCACTAGAATGTTGGCTTTGTATGCGCCGGTAGCGTCCGGGCAGAGTGGCGCGGCCTCACGCAGCGCGCCCGGAGTGCCCGGCGTGTTCAGCCCGGGTATCCAGATTCCCCCCGCCCGGTCATCAAGCCGTGCCCCGTCCCCTGGTTCTCGCCACCACCAGGCCCAAGACCCCGTGTCAACGACTTTCACCGCGCCCACAGGCACATCCGCCGGAACCTCTAAGACTGTCGCGCCTCCACATACCGGGCACTCCACGCGCAGCGTCTGGCCCTTGAATCCCCACTGGCCCCAAACCGGCGCGGAACCACCCCGCAACTGACGCAGCTCAGACAGCCCGGTTTTACCCGGCGTGACGCGTAGGATTTTCCACGGGACATCCCACCAGCACGCCTTGGGGAGCAGCAGTTCAAAACTCATCTGACAAGCATCAGTGGTGAGTTCCTTAATATCCACGCTTGACGAGAGAACCGCTTGGGTCTCCCGGATAGACAAAGTATCACCATCGCGGGCCTCCACCAGGCGCAGAGCCCGCGCCGCGCCCCGCCCCAAAGCCAACAGTAGCCGCTGCTCGTTCTTGCGGCGCGCCGGATACCCCGACAAGTCCTCCACGCCTTTATCCGTCACGACCAGCTGCATCGCGAGCCGCCCCGCCTCCAGGCGAGGCGCAGCCCTGACCAGGGCACCATCCAGGCCCGGAACCGTCGTCTCAGCCAGGCGAGGAGCCGGATGCGCGGGCGAGCCCGTGCCTTCAAAGGTAAGCCACCAGCGGCCCGCCTCGTCGTCCAAAGGCACCCCGCCAATCTCATAAGTCCGTGTACTGGTTTTCATACGGCAACCCCTAAAGCGCCCCAAATCCGCGCCGACGCGGCAGCGTCCGATTCAAGCTTTGATGCTGCCGGAACCGTCGCCGTCTGGATGTACTGATTCACTGTCACACCGCCCGCGTTGCCCGCGCGGCCACCAACACCAGAACCACCGTTTGGCAGGTCGTAACTGGATCCGATTCCGATTGTCGGAGTGGTCTTCGCCATCCGGGTGTAAATCGAATCAGAGACACTATTCAGAGTTGATTCCAAACCAGGCAATCCATTAAGCAAACCCCGACCGAGGCCTTTCATAATCCAGCCACCTGCAGGGACAAGAAGTGCGAGGTCGTAAGCCTTCGGCCCCTTATGCGAAGCAATCCAAGACCCGATACCGCCAACAAAATCCTTGACTTTGTTGAATGCGCCTTTAAGCCCGTTTAGGAACCCGTCAATAATGCTCCTGCCAGCATTTAGCAGCAGAGAACCGACGTTACCCAAAGCGGAAAGAATCTTGGACGGCAGACTGGACACGAAGTTAATGACCCCGTTGATTCCATTCGATACGCCGGTCTTGATTCCATCCCAAGCGTTGACCACGAAGTTCTTAACCGTGGTCCACGCGCTATTCCACAGCGACTCGATGCCGTTCAGGGCGTTGCTGATTATGTTCTTGACGGTGTTGATGTAGTTGGTCACCAGACCTTCGATTCCCTCCCAGATGGACGAGAATATTTGCTTGATACCTTCCCAAACCATGCTCCAGTCACCTTTGATGATTCCGGTGACTGTTTTGATGATTCCCTGGATAACACCCATCACTGTTTGCAAAACTGTTTTAATGTTGTTCCATACGCCCTCGAACACAGATTTAATTACCGGCCAATAGGCGTTCCATATCGCCTGGAATGTTTGCCAGGCCGTAGTGATTACCGCTATTAATGGCGGGCCTACCGTGTCCCAAATTGTCTTGATAAGCCCCCACAGTGCTGCGAAAGTCGCGCCTATTGCAGAGAAAATCGCGTCAACACCTGCACGGAAACCCTCAAAATTCTGGTAAGCATAAGTAAGGGCCGCCACCAAAGCCGCGATACCGGCGACGATAGCAACGGTAATCCGGATAATGGGGTTAGCCAGCAACGCCGAATTCATAGCCCACTGAGCAGCAGCCGCAATCCCCAAAGCGACGGCAACCGCGCCCAGAGCAATCACGACCCCCTGCATGATGCCGGGATTCGCTTGCGCCCAAGCAGAGAACCCCTGCAGCAGGGGCGTCACTATAGACAGCGAATTGCCCAGCGTGGAAAACACGGCAGACCCAAGCGGCTCCAAAGCCAACAGCGCATTATTCTTCACCAGCTGCCAAGATTCCGCGAAGTCCGCAGTCTCAGACCCCAATCCAAGGATAGTGTCCCCGGTTAGCCCGGCAGACCCCGCCAGGTCATTCATATTCAGCTTGCCGGACTGCAAAGCCGCCACAAACTGGGCAGCCCCGCGGGTGCCAAAAATCTTTCCGGCCAAATCCAGAGCGCCGGCAGTATTGCCCTGGTTCACGAATCCCTGAATCTCACCAGTAACCCGCTGGAACGCCGCAGCCGGTTCCTCACCGGACTTCGCCAGGGTAACCAAACCCTTCTGCATAGCGCCCATCGTCGCCTGAGCGTTGATACCAGCCTTGTCCATGACACCAACAAGCGAAGCAGATTCCTCAAACGAGAAACCAAGATTAGTCAACGCCGGCGCAGCCTTAGCCACCGTATCCGCCAGGTCATTCATGCCGACACCAGTGGCTTGGGATACCCGGAACAGGGAATCCATAGCCCCCTCGACATTTGCGCCCTCAATCTTGAAAGCACTGAACGCCGCCGTAGTTTTCTGAATATCCACGTCCTGGCCGAGGATGCGCCCAGCCTCCAGATACTGCGAGGCCACCGTCTGCAGGGTGTCGCCAGACAAGCCAAGGCGCGTGTTCAGGTCAGCAACTACGGGACCGATTTTGTCGAAAGACGCAGGCACATTCGCACCCACACTCTTAGCGACATTTTCCAGCCCCTCCAAAGCCTTACCGGAAGCACCCGTGCCAACCCGGATAGTGTCCGACACATCATCGAAAACCGCACCAACCTCATAAAGCGCCTTAGCGCCACCAATCAGCGCGGCACCAGTCAGCAAGGGAGCAACCGCACCTTTGAGCGACGTGGCGAACTTTGCCCCCATCGACTTGCCAGCTGTAACCACATCACCCTCGGAGGAAGTCAGCGCCTTCGTAATGGCCATCTGCGAGCCTTCCATCGACGGCACCAAAGTAACGAAAGCACGCGCCAGCTCGTATGCCCCTTCTGCCACAGCACACCTCCTCGGCTAATTTTTGGAATCCCACCACGACTGAAAAGCACTGATGGGTATGGGTTTAGACCCGTATCGTTTAGTTTCTTCACGCACGCCCGGCCTCGGTATCGGCTTCGGGCGTGGAGCACCTTTCTTGCGTTGCCTCTGCCAATTCCCAACATTCACCGCGTCAATCAGCCCGGCAAGCAACTGGTTAGTCAAAGTCCAGGCCGCATCCTGCCCCGCGATTTCCCGCGCAACCGCCGTGTTCTCCCCGAACCTCAAAATGAGCTGCAAATCCCGCCAGGAACACGCCGCGGTTCCTAAATCCTCGATTCGGAATCCATGACGCAACAGGTCGTATTCGATAGCGTCCGGGTGCCGATCTAGCAGCAAGGCAAGTTCTAGGATTCCCCCAGGCCCACACTCGAATCTTGCCCCCAAGCGGACACGATAGCGTTGACTTGCTCCTGGTCGAGTTCATCCAGCAGCTCCGGGGCGTAGGTTTCAAACAGAAGCATGATGGTATCCATCAACTTCGCCTGTTCCTGCTCCGTTGGCTCGTACTGCTTGCGCTTTTTCTGTGCTTCCGCAACCTTTTTAGCGATTGACGCAATGGTCTGAACCCGCTTCATAATGGGCATTGGCAGATATTGCAGCTTCGGGAAACTGTAGGCCTTAGAGTTTCCCGGCACTTTGAATTCAAACCGGCCTTCTTTGGTTGAGGCTTTGGACTTGGGGACTTCAAACATTATTTTCTCTCCTTGGTAGATGGACTTTTTTACGTAGGGTTGAGGCGGGTGCCAGCCGATGAAGGTGACGCCGACACCCGTCTCAACCCCAACCTGTTGTGTTAGGCGGCAGCTTCTTCACCAGTCGGGGTTGCGCCGGCGGGGTCAGTAGTAGTGCTGGTGTCCTTAGCGACCAGCACCTGGCCGTCATCGAAGTAGAAGTACAGGTGGTTGCCTTCTGCGTCGGGGAAGGTGGTCAGGGTGACCGGCCAGGTCATCGGGCTGGATTTCTTCAGCCCGAGTTCTCCGACTTCCCCGATTTGTGCTTCGGGAGCGACGATGAGGACACGGTGTTCTCCGTCTTTCATGCGCCACACCCAGGCTTTACGTGGGTGTTCTTTCGCGTTCAGTGTGGCCTTGATGATGTTCCCGTGGGTGTCAGTAGCCGCGGTAACGGTGACGTTGCCCTCACCGAAGTAGTTGGTCAAAGATTCTTTCGAGGTGGAAAGATGTGCCCACGCAACGGAGTTCTTGAACTCGGTCAGCATCTTGCGGACCTCATCCAGGTTCCAGTCCTTGATACCTTCTTCGGACTTTTCCGGGGTGATGGTCACGCCTTCCTCGTCCACATAGCCGGAGCCGACAAAAGCTGGATCCAGTTCTTCACTAGGCATTCCCGGCAGTTTCGTTCCGAGTGGAGCGGAGAAAATCGCCCCGGTGGTTCCCTGGTCAGGGGCACCGACCAAGATGTCGTCACGGTTCAATGTGATTTCAGTCATTATTGTTTCCTTTTGTAGGTGCCCCGCAGGGCGATTTCAAATGTGGTTGTTGCCCTTGCCTGTCCGGTGACAGGGTCTGGGTCTGGGTAGGAAGCACCGATTGGCAGTGCCCTGTAGCAGGGAATGCCGTTCAATAGGCCGTCGTGTTCTGCCTGTTCGAGGACTGCCCGGACTTTCCGCGCTAGGGTCATCGCTTCACCTGCGTTGCTGTGCCAGCAGGTGACGGTTACTTGCAATTTGTCGGTCACGATGTCCCTGGGTGTTCCGCCGGTCTGGAATATTTGAATAAAAACCTCCGTGTTTTTCAACGGAGGTTTCTTTGTCCCGATTTTTATTCCTTGGAAGTAGCCGGACTTTTTCAGGTGCTGCACTACTGCCGGTTCTACGTCTGGCGCAAGCCATAGCCTGGTCATCGTCCTGCCCCCAATGCTCTCGTGAGCACTTTTTCTTCGGCTTCGAGTTTGATTCCTTCTTTGTCGCTCGGTGCTACTGTGGCGATGACGCGCATTCCGCCGTGAGCCGTACCGATTTTCTGTTGCGCCGCAAAGTGTTCCCCGGCTGCGGCTGCGATGGCGGACGCACGGCGAGCCAGGTCGGCTTGCACTTCGGGTCCAGTAAGCAGCGCCTGGAATGCTTCTGGGTTGAATTCGATTCGCATTTTTGCCATCAGCCTTTTATCCTTCCCAGGTTTTCAGCGCGGCCAGCGTGTGGGAGACGCGCCCGGTCGGGGACTTCCACTGTGTGGGTTCCCCGTCCACTTCGTATCTGCGCCCGCCGCAAATGATTTTGTCACCTGCCTGAATATCCGCTCCTGGCGAGGCGTACAGGGTCGCAGTTATTTGGACGGTATCGCGCCGGTCGGTGAACTCGACCGATGCTCCAGGCTGCACGCTGCAGCCGGCTATCGTGTGGCTGTCATAACTATTGGTGACATATTCACCACGGTCGTCTTCCACATACACGATGCGCTGAACCTCGATGGTTTCTTTTGCGAAGCTAGGCAGCATCAGTCCGCTCCAATCCGGTAGGCGTCCAGAATCGCCATGTCTCTGGCCAGCAAGGAAACACCGCCGGCGATTCCTGCCCCGGTGGTGGAGTATTCGATACTGACTGACCCGGCAGATTCACGAAGCACACCCATCGGGGAAACAGCAGCGTTGACCACGACCTGCCGAATCACCTGAGCCAAATCAGGCACTTCTGCAGCCTCGTAGCCGTGGCTGATTGTGACTTCGACTGTACGGAATCTGCGGGGGAACCGTCCGCCTTGCAGCTGGATCATGCCGTCTTGTGACCAGTCGTATGACCCTGCGGGTGCGGTGATTCCCGCGATTTTTAGTTCTTTAACTTCCAGAAGCCGCCCGGTCGGAAGGTTCAGATGATAGCCCCCCTTACCGTCCAACAGCAGGGTTTCTTCAACGACTGGAGCAACATGCCATCCGCAATACGCACGGACGGATGCCGTCACGGAATCAATCAACAGCCGCACCGCTTCGTCATCGGCTCTGAGCTGCCCACCGGTCAGGGCTTCCAAATCGGCGGCGGTCAGAATCTGTTCCACTTTTACTTGCCCTTATTCTTCGGGGTAGCAGCCTTATTTTCAGGAGCGGCCTGCTTGGTTACCGGCTCTGCCTTGGCTGGCTTAGTCAGCCCATAACGCTTGGCATCGTGCTCGTCGAGCTGCAAAGTGTGTTCAATTCCGTTAATGGGGACTTTGTATTCTTCCACGGTCTTGTTCCTTTCCGAACTGTTTGTTTCCCCTATGGGGTTGTGAGACGGGGCGCAGAACCCTGTCAGTCCTGCGCCCCGCTTCCCACCTACCCAGAGAAAGGGAAACCTAAACTATTAGGCTCCCGCCCCCAGGGTCACCTTACAGATGGCCTTGGGATCGTACACACCCAGAGATTCACGAACATAAGCACGCAAAACATTCTGGAACTTCGTGAAATCATCTGTGTGAGAGTTCGTATACTCCACCGTCACACCCTGCTTGACGATCCGTTCGGTCTGAGCCTTCAACGCGCCCACCAAGACGGTACCCTGAGGGATAGCCGAAGTCTGAACGGTCGGAATACCCCACAGATTCGGTTCATCCGGAATAGAGCCATTGCCGTACTGTCCCTGGAAGAAGCCACCAGCCATGTACTGACCGTTGCCGTCCGTCTTCACCCGCAAGTTGAAGTAATCCAGCGGGTTAATAATGATGGCATCCACCGGGAATTCCTGAGCCTGCGCCACCAGGGTCTTTGCTTTCAGAATCAGCACCTCATCAGGCGCATTCACACCAGGATCGTTCTTGTAAGTCTGAATACCGGAACGGTTCAACAGACCAGTCAAATTATCACCAGAACCATCACCAAGCAGCAGCTGCTTTTCCTCAGCCAGCAGCAGCTTGTACGGCAGGCGCGTATTAATCTGGTACTTCATGTACTCGTCATCAGCCAGCATCTCGTCAGTAACGCGCATAAACCCGGCGATACGATGGAACTGCTCGTAACGTAGTGTCGGATCAGCGATATGCAGCTGCGGCGCCTGTCCGCCCTCAGCGATAGCTTGGAAGTCACCCTCGATGGCACCTTCAACAACATAAGGAATCGAAGTGACACCGCCAGACACGGAAGCGGTGCCAATCAAGTCTGCCACGGTCAGGCGCATCTGGAATTCACCAACCAGGCGCGGGGAAGCCAGACGCAGCACATTCTCAGTCGCCACCGTCAGCTTCTGAGTATCAGTGTTCGCCTTCACATACTCCGGTGCAGTAACTACCGCACCAGAATTACGAGCCTTGGCCTTGAACTCGACTCCAACAGTATTGAAGAAGTGGTCACCCAGAGACTTCGCAGCAGAGGCACTGCCAGACATCTCACCAGTGGCCGAAGTCTCATCAGATTCAGCATCGCCTGCCACAGCGTCCAGGGCTGCACGGGCGGCTTCCGCTGCCTGCGCCTTCACCAAAGCAGCATCATACTCGGCGATTTGCGCCGCCAATTCCTCAGCCATCTTGGTTTCTTCCTCAGTAAATTCCCGCTTCTCCTGGCGGGCTTTCTCCATCAGCTCCTGCGCTTTCTTGACCGCAGCAGCACGCATTTCTTTCAGATTCACGGTATTGTTCCTTTCACTCGGTTCCCGTGAGGGTTGCCAATTTCAGATAAGCGGTAACGGCTGCTGCGTGCCCTTCCTTGACCTGCTCCTGCTCCTTAACCTGTTGGTCCTCGGAGGATAGCGAGTCTGGCTCCGGGCTGGCTTTGCCGGTTTCGCTGTTTACTGCCTCGGCGGCGGCTATCACCTCGCCGATGGCCTCCTGCGCTTTACGCAGGGAGTCAATGTGTTTTGCCGCCAACACGCGGCCTTCTTTCACGCCACGAGCCAGGGCGGCGGCTTGTGCTTTCACGGAAAGGATTTCGGTTTCTTGGTTCGCGCCTACCGGAACCACGGACACTTCATAAAGTTGAAGTTCGCGTAGTTCGTTGGCTTTCTCCCCATCCACTTCGGTTTTCCCGGAGTCCAACACGTCGAACGCGAAAGACATTTGGTTCAGGCGGCGGCCTTTCATCAGCCGGTAAACCTGCATCGCTGTCGGATTGTCCAAATCGAGCTGCACCCGGACTTTCAAACCGTGGTCGTCCTGCTCAGCGGCCAGCACCGCGCCGATGTTGCAAAACGGGTCGGACATGTCGTGTCCGTACAAGCAGGGAATGGTGTTGCCGGATTCGCCCCATTCTTCCAGTGTTTTAGTGAACGCGCCTTTGGCGACAACGTCTCCGTAGGAATCAATGTTGCCGAACACTGATGCGTATGCCTCGAAGATGCCTTCTTCGAGTCCGTCATCCGGTCCGGCTTTCATGCCGGTAATGACAAAATCTTTCACTTTGCGCATAATCCTTGTTTCCTTCCGTCTGTTTTTAGGGGACTTCTACTACCACGGTGCACATGCAGTTGGCGACTTCCTCAGCACCGCCAACGGGGTCGCCCGGCCAGGTCATGCCGTTGGAAAAGTTGTGTTCGACGGGGACTGTTTCCCCGTCCATTGCTGCGTGGCTGGAGCGCGGGTTTCCGCTAGTGACCGTCCAGGTTTTCGTGGCCTTCTTCGGATTCAATTGCCGGGCTGCCTCGGTCAGTGCAAATCCCGCAACCATCGCAGTAAGCGCCCCCGCCCCGGTGGACGCACGCACCGACTCGGCATTGTCGAATACTTGCTGCGCGGCCTCAGCCTGCGTCAGTTCTTCGGATTCGTCATCAGATTCATCCTGCTGTCCGAGACAGTCCACCAGTTGGTTGATGGTGGCTCGGTTCACCATTTCGGCGCGGCGTTTAGCGACTTCTTTCAGATAGTTCACTGTCCGTCCGGTGTCGTATTCACCGCCAAGCTGACCACCCTGCTCGGTGCCGACGCGGTCTGCCAACGCCTGCATTTCCTCATACAGGTCGCTGGCTAGTTCTTTGTTCCATCTTTCCGCGTCCCACCATTCCGGCATCTGCCGGAACTTCTTGCCGTCAAACGTGTAAATAGATGGTTTCAGTTCTGCCTGCTTCGCTCTCAAATAGGAAGTGACGGCCGCAGCCTGCCGGCGGAACGTGCGCACCAAGATTCCCGAGAACACGTCACGGTCATCGTCCTTAACCAAGTCGGCTGCTTTAACACGAACTGCCCCGGATTTCCGGGGCAGCGTTTCCGGTTGCTTTGGTTCATCCAGCGTGGCTTCCAACGGCGGAGCAGTATCCCGCGGAGAAGCCAAACCACCCACTAGAACATTTAACGGCGTGACCAGCTGGGCAGCGTCACCACCCAAAGCTGACAGATTTTGCTTAGAACGAGCCTCGTCAGCTGTCATCCAGGGGCGCCCAACCGAAGTGGAAAGCACCGCAGCCTGTTCCTCAAAGGATCCACGCAGTTTCTCCGCCAGGTTGAACTCAACGTAAGCCCCATCAGGCGCACCCAGCCGAGGCAGCAGCAGCTTCGAAATTCGCTCTTGAATCAGCGAAATCGTTGGACCTAGAGTTTCCCCGTACAAGGCTTTGCGGAATTCGCGCACGGAAGCATAGTTGGCTTGCTCCAGGAAACCCAGCATAGCCGGGTTCACATGGAACACGGACGCGATTTGCGTCATGGAAAGTTTCACGCCGTCCAGCCACTGCATCTGCTCCGCATCGAACTGGGTAGAAACGAGCTTCATGCCGTCTTCCAGCAGCAGCGTCCCGCCGGTATCCTCGCCCTTGCCGGTGAAACGAGCACGCAGAGTGGTCACAAACTTACTCCGGGCTTCTTTCGACCATGTCGCACCTTGAGGGCGTTCAATAACCTGGGTGATGCGCCCACCGTTTTTCCACACCTGAGCACGGAACTCCTGCGCCGCAAGCTGCTCGGCAATAATGCCACGCAAAGCAACAATCGGACTGACCCCACCCCAAGCATTCTCAGGAGTCCAACCGGAAAACACTAACAGATCCTCGTAATCAATTCGCACCGGCTCAGTCTGGCCAGGACGTTTGACTATTACCGCCGTAATCTCGAAAGCTCCGTGGCGAATCTCCGTAATCCACACGTTAGGAATCAGGTCAATACGCCACCCGTCGGTTTCCTCACGCACCCACCAGAAAGCCTGGTCATAGAGCGCCAGCGAAGCGACAGTCGCAAAAATCAGGTCACCGGTGACTTTTTGTGGAGACGGCACAGCCAGCAGCCGCGCCACAGCCGAATCACGGTCACGCTCCCGCGAATCACCCTCGCCACGAACATAAACATGCAACCCGAGCTGCTGAACATTACGCGCAAGGAAAGAAATCACGGTGCGCAAATGCGGAAACGCCGCATACAGCGTCGGCGCTGGAATATCATCCACCGCAGCCCTAACCGCCGCCTGATACGCCACCAATTCTTCGGGATTATCAAAAGCCGGCCTGTCCGTGTTTCCCCAGAACCAGTCACGCGCCCAAGACAAAATGCCCAAAACCAGTCACCCCCTCTCAGATGATGATTAACTCCGAATCCTCATAAGCAGACTCAAACTTGTTTTCAACAGGGCGGGTAGCCGCCCAAAAAGCCCCAGTCACCGCCATCAACGGCGCACCACCCTGCGGCGACTTACGCCGGTCCCAAAACCAGGCGTCCCCTGCAGGCTTCGTCACAGCCGTAGCCGCCACCAAATCCAAAGCCGGCTGCGGACGATGCCACACCGGACGCGACACCGCCCCACCCTGCGAATCCTCAACATCTTCGCCAAGGTTCGGGTCATTCCTGCGCACCGCATCATAAAACCGGCCACAACCGATGCCCAGCTCCACACCGCCCCACCGGATAACCTCGACCCCGCCAATGGCCTCCAGCACGTCAATGAAAGACGACGCCGGCGCACCACGCTCCTGCAGCACAACCTGCAGCGGGTTCTCCGTATCGGCGCGGTCATTGAACCAACGCACCGCCCGGTCAGGGTCAAACGCCGCGGCCAACTCCACATGAGGGTCACCATCAGCACGCAATCCGCACACACCAACGAAAGCCCGCGACCTGTCCGACTCAATATCCAGACAATACCAAACCGGATTCCCCTGCGGAATCTCCGAATCAGGATCAGTCCCTGCCTTCCATGCGCCCGGCGGGAACGGCCCGTCCAGGCTGCCAGTCTCCCACTGACACATACATTCCTGCCGGAATACTTCATCGGGGTCGGTTTCCGCAGCCGCCTGCAAACTTCCCTCGGTCACCAGGTGCGGAAGCGACGGGTTAGCCATAGCCCACCCCTGCCGGTCCCACTTGTTCATGTTCGGCAAAGCAGACCACTCGAAGATTCCCAGCGTGGAATCAAAGTCAGGGACAGCTCCGGCCATCTCCCTGCCCTTGGGAGTGAACACCATGTCCGGCGCCTCAGTCTCCAACACGGCAACCGGGGCAGTCGAACAGATACCGTCCGGGTCGCCCAGACGCTCATGCGCGGCCTTACGCAGCTGATGGAGAACTACGGAACCAGCGTCCCCCGCATTAGAGCAAGTGATTATCAACGATTCCGGCCTGGCCATCGTGGTTTTCGTGATAGCCGCCCAAGCGTCCCAGTTCCGTTGTTCCCTAAGTTCGTCCAAGAAAATCAGGTCACCAGTCAGGCCACGCCCGGCGCCCTTGGTCGCGGCCTTAGTTTTGTAGCGGCGGTTGCCCTTCAGCTGCAGGGCTTTCTTCCCGTTTACCCGCCAGACTTTCTTCACGTCCCCGCGCAGCGACTCCAGGGATTCTTCATCTTCCGGGTCGCAGTAAGCCACCACGCCGTTCCAGACTTCCTCTGCAGTGTCCAAGTCCTGGGAAGTACCCAACACCATCGGCACCTCGAACACGAACAGGAACCACGCAATCAAGATTCGCGCCCAAGTCGTCTTGCCATTCTGCCGCGCTACCAGAATCGCAATCGTCTTAAAGCGAAAACTACCGTCTTCGTTGCATTCCAAAGCGTGGATGTAAAGCCACTTCTGCCACTCCAACAGGTCCTCGCGAAGAACCTGCTCGGCGAAATCAATCACGTCATAGCCGTAAGTCCACCGCTCAGTCTCTGGGCTGCGCGGCTCTAAAGGGTGCAAAGGCGGAGTGAACACGCGAGGAACAACATGCCCAACCAGCCCGCCGGCAGGCTTATCCTGTCT